TCAATCTTTCTGATAAAACATGCATTCATAGCCATCCGCCCGCAGCAGCATGCCCGGCATCCAATTAGGGGTCTGTCCCATAATATCGCAAATCTCCTGCATGTTTGCATCCATCGGAACTTCGATGATGAGTTCATCATGGACGTGCCCGACGATGAAGCGGTCGCGAAGGTTCTTCATTGCAAAACAGAGGATATCCCGGGCTACACCTTGGACAATGTTCTCGACGAATTTCGGGCCGTAACTTTCGATCCGTGACCAATGCTGCTGATCGATCCCCATGTAGGTGACACAGTCGTTGCCGAACTGATTCTGGCCGATCCGGGGCTGAACGTATGAGAGCCGTCTGCCAGACGGAAGCTTGATGAACAGCATTCCGGCTTGGTAGTAGATATACACTAAGCCTACCTGCGTGGGAAGGTGATATCTTACCGCGTTCATGACCGCTGCATCGATATCCCACCAGTATTTGACGATGTGAGGATTGGCCTCACGCCAAGCGGTGACGATCGGCTGAAGTTCTTCTTCCTTAAGTCCCATATCCAAGGCACCCATTGCTTTCAGCGCACATACAGAGCCGCCGTAACCGCAGGCGAGCGTTGCGATCTTGCCTTTCTGCCGGAGCTCACCGTTGATACCATGCTTGACGACCGGCTTATGAAACATTGCACTTGCAGTTGCACAGTACAGATCTTCACCTCTGGCGAAAGATTCGATCGTGTGCGTTTCTCCGGCAAGGTAGGCAAGGACTCTGGCTTCGATACTGCTGTAGTCGGAAACCACAAACTTCATGCCCGGCTTCGGGATGAAGGCGGTTCGGATCAGTTCAGAGAGGACCTGTGGAACGCTCCCATAAAGAAGATCCAGTGCAGCATAGTCGTTCCTTTTCACCAGATCTCTTGCTTCCTCCAGATCTGGCAGATGGTTCTGCGGCAGATTCTGTAACTGCACGATGCGCCCGGCAAAACGGCCAGAGCGATTGGCTCCATAGAACTGGAACATGCCACGGCAGCGGTGATCGCTGCACATGGCTGTCTGCATCGCCTGGTATTTCTTCACGGAGCTTTTGGCCAGCATCTGACGGAGCCGAAGAACCTGTTTCACATGCTCAGGGATGTCCTCATTCAGAAGGGCAGCCACTTCTTTCTTACCAAGAGAGTCAATAGCCACGCCTTGCTGTGCGAGCCAGTCTTTCATCTGGACGACAGAGTTCGGATTCTCAAGACCGGTCAGGCGCTGAAGCTGCCGCATCAGATCCGCTTTTGTCAGAGCATCAATCCTGATGGCATTTTCCACGACGGCAGTATCACAGAGTATTCCGCGATCGTTGATCAGCTGGTCGATGTGATACTCGTCCCATACATTGTCCGGGACGGGGTAATTCTTCAGGCGCTTTTGGATCTGCATCTCAACCTCGACATCTCGTTTATTGTATTTCTTAAAAAGAGCCCATTTGTCAGGTGCGTTCTTCGGAAGATTTCTGGCCCGACCGCCATTGACCTTGGTCGGCTTGCAGGGAGAGCAGAAGTAGCGGATCAGGTCTTTGCCTTCTTTCAGTTTCTGCCGCTCAAATCCGAGGACCGTACCGATCATTTCAAGCGAGAGGGGCAGGCCATTATACGCACCCCAGATCCGGGAGCACTTCCAGCCAGTCGGATCCAGGTATCCTTTGACAGCATCATCAGATGCACCGTAACCTTTGAAGAATCCCGGGTGATGCCGACGCAGCCAGACCGACAGGCAGACCCGCTCGAAGGATGCGTTGTACGCCCATTTCTCCACGCTGTTATCGGTCAGTGCCTCGAGAATTTCATCAGGCGGCTCAATCCCACAGGCGATGTCATACACGACGACTTCGCTGTCATTGACAGAGACACCGAAGAGCAGAATTTCAAACTCTGGGTTCTCTGCGTATTTGTAAACACCGCATTTCTTAAGCTCCTCGGGACTGTATGTCTCTAAATCTATTGAGAGCTTCCTTATCTTGTCCATGCTTGACCTCCTTGTAGTTGATATTTATTCGGATCATTGCTGATGCTTTCGGAAATAAAAAGCCCCGGGTTTTTACGCCCGGGGAGAAAGGAGAATATATGGATACATGAAGTATCCAAAGTGTGCTTACTGCTTTGCGCGGGCTGTCAGTGATCTTTTCAGAAAAGCAATCAGATGTCTGCACTTGCGGAAAATAAAGCGGAAGAAGAGGAAGAGGCCGTAGCCATTGATGGCCAAGCAGGCTCCATAGATTGTTCCTCGTACTGCGCTGTTCATCAGATCATAAAATACACTCATATTTGTCACCTCTATAACTGCAGCAGGCAGTCACCCACCTGCTGCGTTTTTTGTCATTGATGTACCCAGCTGGATACGGATCTAGGAAAGAAAATCATCGTCATCATCGTCATCGAGTCCGGCGAACTCATTCTCTGCATTGATGTGGCCACCCAGCGGCTCTCCATCGCGGAGCTTCTGCAGCGCATTCAGACCACAGGCAATTCCACGATTGCCGTTCGAGTTGAAAGCATAGAAGTTGATGGATGCTCTTCCATAGATGCCGGAGTAGAGCTCCGAGGTATCAAGGATGATGTTGTTGTCGGCATCGACGACGCCCGGCTTGGTGGTGCTGTTTGCATTCACGAAGTAAGAGTTGGCATAGGCCTCATCGTCCGGACGCTCCTTGTCACCGTCACGAAGCGGAGTTTTCAGAGTATCGAGAGCCGGTACAGACTTGCCGTTTCCACGGAGCTTTGCCTGCCCGTCCTCGTAGGCTGCCTTGATTGCCGCCTTAATCTTCTGGATGGTGATGGTGTCAGACTTCGGAATGATGAGAGAGACCGAGTATTTCGCGGTACCTCCGTTGATAGATTTCGGCTCGTTGACGTTGAGATAGCTGAAACGAGTGTTCTTACCAGTGATAACCTTCATCGGGTTTTTCATAATTACATTTCCTCCATTGAATTGTCTTTGAAATCATTTATTGCTGTGTTGTATTCCGGGCGCTTGTCTTTTGCCTCGACCAGCACCGGTTTTCCGGGCGGCTTGTAGATCAAGCTGCCTAAGAGTTCATTGAACTTCTTCTTGCCAAGCTCTGAGGTCATCGCCGTGATGCCTTTGAGCTTTTTTTCATAGGGATCGAAGCCAGCTGCTTCCACGACTTCGGCCACCTTCGTCTCATCGCTGTACTTTCTGGTGCTGCGACCTTCTACAACCTTGAAGCCGTCATAGTGCTTTCCCGCCAGTGCCTGCTCCAGTGCGTAGTACTTCACATCACCAGCCCATGAGATGAACGGATCGACTTTTGTCAGGATCTCGGTAATCTCCTCATCAGAGAGAAGATCCGGATCAGAGAACTCGTACTTTGCAAGCTCCATGTTGTAGGCGGCACGCTCCCGACAGGTGGCCTTAACTTTACAGAACTGACAATGCGGTCCTGCATGGAAATCACCCTCGCCAGCATATGCCAGCTTGGCTGACGGAACCAGAACAGTGTCGGCCCAGGTCAGGAGATCGGAGAGCTGCATTTCATAGGTCTCGACGTGCTCACGTCTTGGCTGATAGATGGAGAGCTTCACGGTCTTGATGTCGTACAGATCACCGAAGGCATCATAGGCACCGAGCGCGTAGCACATGAGCTGCGGGTTCTTCTCGGCACTGACGACAACTCCGACGCCGTACTTGAAATCACAGATATGAATCAGGCCATCTGCTACGATGACGCAGTCACCGGTACCGAAGCCCTCCGGCACCCAGCGGGAGAAGTTGAGCCGTTGCTCGACCGCCACAAAGGGATCCGGGCAGAGCTTCTTGGCTTCTTCCACCTGCTCCATGATGAAGTCCCGGTAGCCTTCTGCTGCGGACTGCATCTCTGCGTCGTAGAAGGTAAGATCTTCTGTGGGGTCTCGCGTCTTTCTGCCGAGTGCTTTTAATAAGAGGTGCTCACAGAGACTGTGTGCGTCGGTTCCCTGTTCTGCATAGGGACTGGACTCATCCGGCATCCTTGCACAAAGCTCAGCGGAAGGAGTGCAGGCAATCCAGCGTGCGCTTGAGGAAGCAGAGAGGTATGCGTGCTTAGCCATCCAGTGCCTCCGCTTCTTTGACCACTGCCGCATACTCGCTCTCAGCAAGCTCGCTGAGCTTAGATGCGCCGTGATCCGTGAGAATCTGCTTCACCTTGTCGGTGTATCCCTTGCGGGACTTGTCAGCGAGGATCTTCCGGACGTCCTGCATCGTATAAGCAGGTGTTTCCGATTCTGTAGGAGATTCTTCCGTAACAGGGGCCTCCTGAGCCAGATCCTGTTCTGACGCTTCCTCAGGGGTAGATCCTTTGGACGCTTCTGACGTAATGTCAGGTTTGACTTCTTCATTAACAGAAGGCTTACCTTCCAGTTCATCCGCAAGGGCAGTGAAGTCGCTACTGATCCTGCGGAGCCCTTCAATCAGAAGAGCCATGTCTTTTTTCTTTGTCATATGTTCTGTTCCTTTCTTGTCATCTGACACATTCGCTGTCTCCCGGTGAGCCCGGGCCTCTCTCTTGCTCTGTGCATGCTATCCTCCTTGTCGCCTTTTGACTTTTCCTTTCAGTCCGATACGGACACGAGCTAGGGATTTTTGTGTTCTCTTCAGAAATTTCTTTTTTGAAGTTCTAACCACGCTTTCCCTTGCAACCTGTAACGGACACAAAGAAGGCGATTTTGTGTTCAGAAAAGAAAAAAGTTCCGGATTGCTTCCCACGCATAAATAAGGAAGCGATCCGGATTTTTTAATTTTTCCTGTTGAGCCACACAAAAACAGCCTCGTCGTGTCCGTAGAGGGGTAGAGGGCAGGAAGCCCGATCTCAAACGAAGGTGAGGTGATGACTTATGGGTGTGATGAAGAATGCGGAAGGCTATGCCGACCCGACTGCAGGTGAAGCGATCCGCAGAGCTTCAAGGTTCAGGTTCAGACCGATTGTCTATATCTGCTCGCCATATTCCGGAGATGTCGAAAAGAACAAGGAAATGGCAAAGCGGTACAGCCGGTATGCAGTAGATGAAGGAGTGATCCCGATTACTCCGCATCTGATGTTTCCGCTCTACATGACGGAGGACGAGAGAGATCTTGCCATGTTTATGGACATCGCAATCTTGTCCAAGTGCTCTGAACTTTGGGTCTGCGGGGACAGGATCACAGAAGGAATGAAGGCAGAAATCGACTACGCAAAGTCGAAGGGAATGAAGACGCGTTATATCGCAGAGGAGAAATTGATATGTACGAAGTAAAGGAAGAAGTTCTGACAGCCTATAACGAGAAGACGGATCGCGATCATCTGATTCCGTTCTTCACAAGAGAAGTCATGGATGGCGATTCGTTCTACAAGGTGTCTGCCGGGACGGACGGAACCATTGACGGTGATGACGAAGATACGAGAACCATCATTGAAATCTGCAATCCGGTAGGCACCGGTCTCTTCCGGGTCAGAAAGGATTCCGATGGAGATGGATGTGGTGTTTCCATCACGGCGATTGGCGATGACGACCTGCGCTGCCTCATCAAGGCACTGAAGTTCATTATGAAGGTTCTGGAAGAGGAGGCATCGGAGATTGATGACTGAGATGCATCTTTACACCGCGACCTGCACGGGGAATGAGAAAAACTGCAGGTATCCCAATGAGGCGGCTGTCAGCTCGGAGGAATCCCTCCGGGCAGCCGTTGCCAAGGATCATGTCTGTGCAAAGTACAAGAACAGCTATCGCAGCAACGATAACTTCATCAGCTCTGACTGCATCGTGATGGATTGTGATAATGACCATTCGGATGATCCGAAGGACTGGATCACGCCAGAAGCATTGGCAGAGGAGCTCTCGGATGTGGATTTTGGCATCACGGAGAGTCGGCACAATAACCTGCCGAAGGACGGGAAAAGTGCAAGACCCAGGTTTCACATCTATATGCGGATCCAGGAGTATAAAGATCCGGATGTCTATACGGCACTGAAGCACGCAGTGCAGGAGCGTTATCCGTTCTTCGATGATAACGCGCTCGATGCTGGCCGTTTCGTTTATGGTTCCGCTTCTCCGAAAGTGATCTGGCACGAAGGTGGCAAAACCATCGAGGAGTTTCTTACTTCGGCACTCTCTGCGGAACGTGTGATTCCTGCCGGAAAGCGCAATGCCACTATGAGCCACTTCGCCGGAAAGGTCGTGAAGAGATTCGGTCACGGAGACGATGCCTACCAGATCTTTCTGGAAGAGGCAGAACATTGCGATCCGCCGCTTTCAGATGAGGAGCTCGATAAGATCTGGCACAGCGCCGGGAAGTTTGAGAAGAAGGTCAGCGCTCAGCCGGGATATATTCCTCCAGATAAGTACAATCCGGCAAAGCTCTCCGGACCTGCTGGTTCTCTGAAGCCGCAGGACTATTCGGACATTGGCGAGGCAAAGGTGCTGAGTCGTAAATGTGGGAAGGAGCTCCGCTTCAATCCGGCAACGGATTATCTCCGCTACAACGGGGTGAACTGGGATGAAAACAGGGAGGCCGCTGTCGGGATGACAGAGGAGTTCCTTGATAAGCAGCTCATGGATGCCGAGGCACTGTACTTCAAACTCTCAGAGGAACTCAAGAACGCGGGTGCGGATCCCAAGGTCCTCAAGTCTGGTGGAAAGAAGGCTGTCGAAGGTCTCTCCAAGAACGTGCTGGCGCTGTACCAGAAATATCTGGACGCGGCTGCCTATCTTGCCTTTGTCATGAAACGCCGGGACTACAAGTACATCAAGTCGACGCTCGATACAACCAAGCCGATGGTCTTCATCGAATTTGAAGATCTCGATAAGGATGAGTTCTTGCTGAATACACCGGAGGGAACCTGGGATCTGACGCAGGGACTTGCCGGGAAGCAGGAGCATAAGGCAGAAAACTACATCACAAAAGTGACAGAGGTGGAGCCGGGCGATAAAGGCGCGGACCTCTGGCAGGATACGCTCGAGAAGACATTCCTTGGCGATCAGGACCTGATCGACTACGTACAGGAGGTCGTCGGGCTCTCTGCTATCGGAAAGGTGTACGTCGAAGCCATGATCATTGCCTACGGCGAAGGACGAAATGGAAAGTCTACCTTCTGGAATACGATCAGCCGGGTTCTTGGCTCTTATGCCGGGCACCTGTCTGCGGATACCCTGACGGTTGGATGCAAGCGGAACGTCAAGCCGGAGATGGCCGAGACCAAGGGCAAACGTCTCATCATAGCTGCAGAGCTTGAAGAGGGGATGCGTCTCAACACCTCGGTTGTGAAGCAACTCTGCTCAACGGACGAGATCTATGCGGAGAAGAAGTACAAGGCTCCGGCATCCTTCATCCCGTCACACACGGTTGTTCTGTATACCAACCACCTGCCGCGTGTGGGAGCAACGGACGAAGGAACATGGCGCCGCCTTATCGTGATCCCTTTCAATGCAGTGTTTGAGGGCAGCAATGATAAGAAGAACTACACAGACTATCTGGTTCAGGAGGCAGGGCCAGCTGTTCTTACGTGGATCATCAATGGCGCCAAGAAGGTCATCGACAAGGACTTCCATCTGACACAGCCTAAGGTCGTGCGCGATGCTATTGACAGTTATCGCAACCAGAGTGACTGGCTTGGCATGTTCCTTGAGGACTGCTGTGATGTGGATCCGGGTTATGAGGCAGCTTCCGGAGAGCTGTACGTTCAGTACCGGGCATATTCCCAGCGTATGGGTGAGTTTGCCAGAAGTACGGCAGAGTTCTATACGGCTTTGGAGACTGCAGGTTTCACGAAGGTCCGGAAGAAGAACGGACGGTTCATTAAGGGACTCAGACTGAAGATTGGAGACTTTATGAACGAAGAATAAGTCCGGAAATGACTGTCATTTCGTGTCACTGGTGTATAAGGGTGACACTCGTGACAGTCTCTGCGTAAAAGTCCCTATAGGGGTCAAAATTTCAGCCCTATAGGGACTTTATGAAATGAGTGTCATGACTGACACCAAGTGCGAGAACGCCTTTATTTATGCGGCTTGGAGGAAATTTGAATGGTGACAGTTGCGGAAAGCAAAATCGAACACGAATTGGTGATGGAAGTCAGAAACCGGGGTGGCATGTGTCCGAAGTTCGTCTCACCCGGGATGGACGGGATGCCCGACCGGCTCGTCTTATTGCGGGATGGGAAGGCCGCCTTTGTCGAGGTGAAGGCTCCCGGGAAGAAACCGAGAAAACTGCAACTTAGAAGACATGTACAGCTGAGAAACAGAGGCTACAAGGTTTACGTCTTGAATGATCCGGATAAAATTCCGGCCATCCTTGACGAGATTGAAGGAGGCAGAGGATGGGAAGACTCATCACATTAAAGGATGGAACACTGGTGACCGTGTTATCCGAAAAAGATCTTCTGTATCTCATCGATACACACATGGGACAGGAGATGAAGGAGGCTGTCGTCGAGTGGGTAAATGAGGTCGATCTGCAGCACGCAGACGATGAGGAATGCATACACGAACTGAATGAGATGATCAGCGAGGACCACGCCCGGTATCAAGAGACGATGGAGAAAATTCTCGAAGAAGCAGAAAAGCTCTCTTCACTGATCTCGGAAAAAGAGCTGGATTGTAGAGAAATCCCCAATATGGTCGGAGCAATTCGTGCACTGGCAAACAAGGAGGTCAATCGATGTTGATGAGAGAGCAGATGCATAGTTATCAGAACTATTGCGTGAGGTTCATCGAGGAACATCCAGAGGCACTTCTGATCTTGGAGATGGGCCTTGGGAAAACAGTCATCAGTCTCACTGCTATAGAGGATCTGATGTACGACTCTTTCGAAGTGAATAAAACTTTGGTCATTGCGCCTCTCAGGGTAGCGAGGGATGTGTGGCCGCAGGAGAAAGACCTCTGGTCTCATACCCGGCATCTTCGGATGTCGGTGATGATCGGCAGCTGTAGAGAACGGGTGAGAGCCCTGAAAGCAGATGCCGATGTTTATGTGATCAATCGCGAGAACATCCGCTGGCTCGTGGATTATCTGGAACGCCACCACACGCCTTGGCCGTTCGACTGCGTCGTTGTGGATGAGATCAGCTCTTTCAAGAACTATAAGAGCCAGCGGTACAAGGCACTCCGGAAAGCACGTCCCTTTATCAAACGGATCTGGGGACTTACAGGAACTCCGGCCAGTAATGGTCTTCTGGATCTCTTTGGCGAGGTCGCCATCATCGATCAGGGTAAGCGCCTCGGTAGATTTATCGGTCGGTATCGAGAAGCATACTTCCGTCCCGGAAGTCAGAATCCGTATACCGGAGTCATATACAATTACGTCCCACTGCCGGGTGCGGAAGAGGCAATCTACAAGAAGATCGGTGACATCTCTGTATCTATGAAGGCTAAGGATTTTCTGCCGGATCTGCCGAAGTGCCTGACCGTCAACCATACCGTTGAGATGAGCCCGGATGAAAAGGATCTGTATGAGGAGCTGAAGAAGGAGCTGGTTCTTACGATCGACGGCAAAGAAGTGGATGCTGCGAATGCTGCAGTTCTTTCAGGAAGACTTCTCGAGATGGCCAATGGTGCGGTTTACAACGAGAACCATGAGGTTATCCGGATCCATAACAAAAAGCTGGAAATGCTTGGTGACCTTATTGAAGAAGCAGTCGGGCAGAACGTCCTGATTGCTTACTGGTATCAGCATGATCGGAGCGAAATTATCGAATACCTGAAGGAGAAGGGATACACAGTTCGTGATCTGAAATCTTCCGAGGATGTTGCCGATTGGAATGCGGGAAAGATCCCGATTGCATTGATCTCTCCAGCATCTGCTGGCCACGGGCTGAACCTGCAGCACGGAGGCCATATTCTGATCTGGTTCTCCCTCTGTTGGTCTTTGGAAATGCGGCAGCAGACAGATGCGAGACTGAACCGTCAGGGACAGACCGAAGTCGTGACGATCCATAACATCGTGACGAAGGACACGATTGATGAAGACGTACTGAAGGCGCTGGAAGATAAGAACTCTACTCAGGAGAATCTGATCAGGGCAGTAAAAGCACGCCTCAAATAACAAGCCAATCAGAGTCAAAGAATGACAAACATATGCCAATCCTAGGAACGAGAAACCAAGTAATCAAGGAGGCTGCATATGAATAAAAATTACGGGCCTGATCCGTATGAAAATCTGGCGAATGCCATTGTGGCACAGGCAGCACGGGATTATCTCGCGGCACTTCGGAAGCTCAAGAAAAATCCCAGAAATAAGATGGCAATGAGTGATGCTATGGATTTGGAGCGGTTCTTCCATTCTGGCTGGTATGGTGTTTTGACAGGTGTAGATCCGGATTACCTGATCCAGAAACTGAGAGAGAAGGTGGCAGCATGACACCAAAGACCTATTTGAATCAGGCGTATCGGCTGGAGCAGAGAATCCGGCTGCAGCAGGAAGAGCTGGAAAACCTTAGAACACTTGCTGCCTCGGTCGGGAGTCCTGGCTTCGAGGAGCACTATAATCCGAATCATCCGAATGATGCACCGTTCGTGAAGACACTGGACCGGATCTGGGAGAAGGAGAAGAAAGTGAATGAAGAGCTTTGTCTTCTCCTGCAGCTGAAAGACGAGATCCAGTCTGTGATCAATCAGGTCGACAACATGGATGAACGGTTGATTCTCACGTATCGGTATCTCAAGAACTATACCTGGATGCGGATTGGCGATGAGCTTTCCGCCGATGAACGTACTATCCGCAGATGGCACAGCAGAGCATTGTCCCATGTGAAGGTGCCAAAAAATCCTACGATGATCTAAATGCGCCGGAAATGTCCGCAAATGTCCGGGTGCTATATGTGATATGGTATAGTCAGCGAAGAAGATAGGATGAAGCCTCGAAGGATAAAACCTCCGGGGCTTTTTACGTGGGAGAAATCAGGAACGGAGGTGACGGACATGCCATACAAACCGAAGGTTCCCTGCAGGCATCCCGGCTGTCCGAATCTCGTGCCCGCCGGACAAAAGTACTGCGAGGAACACAAGAGGATGCATCCGGAAGAAATACGGTCTGCTGCGGCACGAGGATACAACAGCCGCTGGAGACGGGAGAGCAAGAAGTTTTTACAGCTCCACCCTCTTTGTGAGGAGTGCCTGCGACATGGCATCGCAACGCCTGCGACGGTTGTGGATCACATCGTTCCGCACCGAGGAGACCCGAAGCTCTTCTGGGACAGATCGAACTGGCAGGCACTGTGTAAGAGGTGCCACGATAAGAAGACCGGAAGAGGGGACAGCAATCCGACGTATCGGTACTGAAAACGTGGGGGAGGTCATGATCCTGAAAACCAGAGGCACAGGTGACCGGCGCCCCCTCTTGCGTTGATTTCCGCAAAATTGATACCCCGGGGTCGGAGACCTTTGGGCGGCATTCCCGGAAACGTACATATCGTGTGAAAAAGCCGCGTAGAATGCGGATTTGTTTGAAAAACTGATAACTTTTACAGGCAGTGTTGGAGCTAGATCTACCACTGCTTTTTTCATGCTCGGAAGTCCTTTGTTTTTAAGGCCTCGGGCATTTTTGCGGACAGGAGAACAGTATGGAAGACATCGAAAGAAAGCAGGATCTTTCCTTGTTCGTCGTGTCCTGTGCGAAGCGGTTCTGTCCGGAGTGTGGAAAGCCGATCGAAGAGAATCGGCGAGGCAGGCCAAGGTGCTTCTGCAGTAACCGCTGCCGCTGGGCATTCAACAAGAGGATGGAACGGGAAAGGAGAAGAGAACGTGAAGACAGCAACGCTAAAAACAATACCGGTAACGGAACTGAAACCGGCGGCTTACAACCCGAGAAAGAAACTGAAGCCGGGCGATAAGGAATACGAGAAGATCAAGAACTCTATTCAGGAATTCGGTTTTGCGGATCCTTTGGTTGTGAATGCTGACATGACGATCATCGGAGGACATCAGAGACTGACTGTTGCGATGGATCTCGGCTACACCGAGGTTCCCTGCGCAGTCGTCGACATTGATAAGACCAGAGAGAAAGCACTGAACATTGCACTCAACAAGATTACGGGCGCATGGGATGACAACATGCTCGCAGAACTCCTGAAAGATCTTGAAGCATCGGACTTCAACACGGCGCTCACCGGATTTGAGCCTCCGGAGATGGAGCAGCTTTTCAATAAGGTCTGCGATAAAGAGGTGGAAGAAGATAGCTTTGATGTGGATGAGGAACTCAAGAAGCCGACCATGAGTAAGCCCGGCGATATGTGGTTTCTTGGAAAGCACAAAGTCTTCTGTGGTGATTCCACCAATGAAGAGAACTATGTTGCTTTGATGGATGGTCAGAAGGCAAATCTGGTGCTGACCGATCCTCCGTATAACGTAGACGTTGAAGAAACAGCAGGCAAGATCATGAACGACAACATGGCCGACGAGGATTTCTACAAGTTTCTGCTTTCTGCTTATACCTGCATGCATGATAACCTCGCCGATGACGGTTCCATCTACGTATTCCATGCAGACACAGAGGGGCTGAACTTCCGCAGGGCATTTGTGGATGCAGGCTTCTACCTTTCCGGCTGCTGCATCTGGAAAAAGAATGCGCTGGTTCTGGGACGATCTCCCTACCAGTGGCAGCATGAACCGTGCCTGTTTGGCTGGAAGAAGGGTGGAAGGCATGAGTGGTACTCGGACCGGAAGCAGACCACCATCTGGGAGTACGACCGTCCGAAAGCTTCCAAGGATCATCCGACGATGAAGCCGGTGCAGCTGATGGCGTATCCGATCCGGAACTCTTCGATGACAAACGGAATCGTTCTGGATCCCTTCCTCGGATCCGGATCCACTCTGATCGCCTGCTGCGAAACAGATCGGATTTGCAGAGGCATCGAGCTGGACCCGAAGTATGTCGACGTCATCGTGAAAAGATATATCGAACACGAAGATGGAAAAACGCAAGATGTATATGTGGTGCGTGATGGTCAGAAGCTCACATTTGAAGAGGCAGCTGCGGATGTCGGACAGGACGAATCCTGATGAAGACCAAAGATTTCCTGCTGGATGCGTCTGTTTCCTTCAATTTTGAGACCTGATTTTTGTTCAGATTTATCTGTCAAATTGAGTTGCTATTCCAGCCCGTCAGAGTGATGTATGTGTTACCGGAATGAACCGGAGCATCGAAAAGGAGGGCAAGAAAATGCTGAGATTTGAAAAAAGTACATCGGAACGAAAAGAGCTGGTGACGCGTTTAGGAGAGCTGACCGGGGAGAAACCGCATTATACAGCAGCACCGCGGATGGCATATGAAATTGGAGATTGGACGGTCGAGCGGGATGGAACCCTCACGGTGGAGGATGACAAAGCCGATGAAGCGATTCTTCAGACGCTTGATGCAGAAGGCCTGATCCGGTTACCGAATACGGAAGACGAACCGGAACAACTGAAAGTGGAGATCGCCTTGCCGCTGAAAGGACACAACGGATGTACGCTTCGAAATTTGATTAATCTCATCTATCAAAGAGCAAGCCTGATCAACAAAGCGACTGGCGGGCACTTCCATGTCGACATCGATCTTGTGAATGCACTTAAAGGTGCAGACGACCTAACGCTGGAGAAGGCGCTCGAGATTCTCTCGGATCATCGAGATGAGATGATTGGTATTAAGGTACAAGATGAGAGGATTTCCTTTACCGGGTTCCCAGAGCTTGCGGATTCTGACACGATCCATGCATACATAGAACTTTCTTCCTTCATGAATAAACAGGCCTTGGAACAGAAGAGAATTTATCCGAAGTATGTCGATGAAGAGAGTGAAAAATATGCTTTCCGCATTTGGCTCGCCCGCCTTGGGATGAATGGATCAGAGTTCAAGACGACACGAAAAATATTGATGAAGAACCTTTCCGGATACGCTGCCTTTCCGAATGAGGAGGCGGCCAGAAAGTTTTACCAGAGGCAGAAAGCTAAACGTGAAGTAGAAAAGGGAGCACAGGCCGGATCTTCCGTCGAATCCGAAACGAGCAATCCAGAAGGAAAGGAAGCAGAACATGAGATTTCCAAATGACGAGGTATTAAAAAGATTGCGTGAATGTTATCCTGTAGGATCTCGGGTGGAACTTTTGGAGATGGACGACATCCAGGCACCGCCAATCGGCACAAAAGGAACTGTCTATGGTGTCGATGACACGGGATCCTTGCTCGTCCACTGGGATAACGGTTCAGGACTAAGCGTGATCTATGGCGAGGATATCGTAAAGAGGGTGACCGGCTGATATGGATGAGAAGATCAGGCAACAAATTATTGCGATTCGAGACAGCGGCCTTACGAACATGTTCGACCTGCCCTACGTGCAGCGCCTCGCCTTCGACCGGAATTACTACGATCTGGTGCTCTTTATTGAGGAGCACCGGGACGAATACGTCCGCTTTATTCTCCATGGAGATGTCAGATAAGCACAGGATTTTCGGTACATTTTTGTGCAGGTTATGAGACTTATTTCCTTGCTATATATCGCCTGCAGAGTGATATATGTACATGCCAAAGGAAAAGGCAAACAAGCACAAAGCAAGGAGGATAAAGCCATGACAAACATTTTCGAAGAAACCTACAACCGCATTCAGAAAGCAAAGAAAGCCTACAAGGAAGCCACCACTGCAGAGGAGCGGGATGCCGCAAGAGATGCTGCAAAGACGGCAGAAAATCGGATTGATGAGAAGGGTGACATCGCCTGGAAGATCTGGAGGGCTTACGAGAAATCAAGAGACAACGAAAACGAGATCCTCGACTTCGACGACATCATCTGGGACCGGGATGTGGAGGCCCTTACCACCTGCATGAAGGAGAACGGCATCAAGGCCTTCACCTACTCCTGCCGGGCAACGGACGCGGTCGAGACGCTTTGGCTTTTTAAAGAGGCAGGCTGCACGATCGGCGAGATGGTTGAGGTCAACCTCCGGAAAGACCTCTGGGGCAAAGGATATGAAAAAGGCCACGCCTTCAAGATGATCCTGAATTAAGGGAATTGGGAGGGCCCTGAAGAGGGGCCTTCCACTTCTGGAACACGGAAAGGAGACGAAGGCCATGACAAGACAGAAAAAGGAAATCCTGAAGAAGATTGACGAAATCGAAACATTTATTGCCGTCGATGATGAGCTTGGATGCGGAATGGCGCCTCCCGGTGCTTATGATTCTCTGTACGAGGAAGAGAACCGGCTCTGGGAAGAACTAGCGCACTTAAGCCATTACCCGGATGCCATATCGATGCAGATGGATCCGAGAGGCATCGCCGGAGCGGAGGTGCCATTCAAGTAAAAAGAATCGGGAACGGAGCCCTTATGAAAGGCCCTGTTCCTCGTACAAATACACACAATTTCTTCCGCTGATCTTTGTCACATATATGCGTTGGTTCTCCTTGCTTTATATCCGGCGCAGAGTGATATATGTACATGCCAAAGGAAAAGGGCACACAAAAGAAACGGAGGAAAAAGACCATGTGGAAAAAAGGAAGCATCAAAATTAAAAGCCAGATATTCACCTACAGCGCGAAGGTCTATGGGCATCCGAGCGAGGACTACGGAATCGACGGCGGCAAGATTAGCAAGCTTGAGATCCGCTTCGGGGGAATCCCGGTTGCAAGATACGACAGAGGCTGGGATATCGAGCCGGAGACGGAAAACGCACAGCTTGCGCTTCTTATCATCCTGTACGATCTAAATTGACAAGAAGGCGCTGAACAGAAAGCAAATAAGTTAAATCCGGGAGGAGAGCCACACGGCTCTTTCTCTCGTTCATATACACCACATGGGACAGGATCGCTTCGGCGGTCCTTTTTTGATGGACAGAAAGGAGGTGTTCCCTATGGCAACCAGAGGAAGAAAGCCAACTCCGACTGCAATCAAGGAGCTGGAAGGAAATCCCGGGAAAAGAAAACTGAATGAGAATGAGCCAAAGCCAGAGCGGAAAGCACCTGCCTGTCCGAAGTGGCTCGATAAGGATGCCAGAAAGGAATGGCACAGGCTGGCAAAGAAGATGGAAGCCATCGGTGTCCTCACCGAAGTCGATATGGCTGCCTTTGCCGCATACTGCCAGTCCTATGCGAGATGGAAGGAAGCCGAGGAGTTCATCACCGAGCACGGCACTCTTGTCCGGACACCTTCTGGCTACTGGCAGCAGGTCCCGCAGGTCTCCATCGCGCAGACCTACATGAAGCAGATGGGAAAGTTCGCGACCGAGTTCGGTCTGACTCCGGCATCCCGTTCCCGCCTGATCGCAGATGCCGGGAAGCCAACGCCGGGAGATGAGATGGAGGAACTCTTGGGAGGTGATCCTTAATGGAGGAGAGACCCAAGGAAATGCCAAAGCTGACCGATTATCAGCCGACCCGGTTTATGCTTCCAACGTCCCACTATGATGCGGCGAAAGCGGACCGGGCGGTGAAGTTCATCGAAATGCTCCGCCATACCAAAGGCAAATGGGCCGGAAAACGTTTCTGGCTTCTGCCTTGGCAGGAGAAAATTATCCGGGATCTCTTTGGAATCGTAAAGCCCGACGGAAACCGGCAGTTCCGGACAGCCTACATCGAGATTGGCAAGAAGAATGGAAAGTCAGAGCTTGCCGCCGCAGTTGCCCTGTACCTGCTGTATGCGGACAACGAACCCTCCGCAGAAGTCTATGGTGCTGCCGCAGATCGTCAGCAGGCTTCTATCGTTTTTGATGTCGCCCACCAGATGGTAAACATGACACCGGCGCTTTTAAAGCGCTCCAAGATCATGGCAGCCAGCAAGCGGATTGTAAATTACAGTAACGCCGGATTCTACCAGGTGCTGTCCGCAGAGGTGGGAACAAAACATGGACTGAATGTTTCTGGTCTTGTGCTAGACGAGGTTCATGCGCAACCGACACGAAAGCTGTATGACGTTCTAACCCAAGGCTCCGGTGATGCGAGAGAGCAGCCGCTATATTTCCTGATTACTACCGCTGGAACCGATAAGAACTCGATCTGCTACGAGCTGCACCAGAAGGCAAAAGACATCCTCTCCGGGCAGCGTGTGGATCATACGTTTTATCCAGTCGTCTACGGATTGGAAGAAGATGAGGACTGGCACGATGAGAAGAACTGGTACAAAGCAAATCCAAGTCTCGGTCAGACGATTGACATTGAACGTGTCCGGGAGCATTACCACGAGGCAATGGAAAATCCGGCGGAGGAGGCGGTGTTTAAGCAGCTCCGACTCAACATGTGGGTATCTTCTACGACCGCCTTCATTCCGGAGCAGGTCTTTGATCAGGGCAATGAGCCGATTGATCTGGATTCGCTCAAGGGTCGTGAGTGCTATGGAGGTCTAGACCTTTCCAGCACCGGCGACATCACAGCTCTGGTTCTGATGTTCCCGCCGAGGGATGAAACGGAGAAATACATTTGTCTTCCGTTCTTCTGGGTCCCGGAGGACACCATCCCGATCCGGGTGCGAAGGGCCTCTGTTCCTTACGATGTCTGGGTGAAGCAGGGATATATGAAGGCGACGGAAGGAAATGTGATCGACTACAACTTCATCGAGAAGTTCATCCTGGATCTCTACAAGATCTACAACATCAAGGAAATCGCGGTCGACAGGTGGAATGCGACCCAGCTCATTATCAACCTGCAGGATGATGGTCTTACGATGGTGCCCTTTGGACAGGGCTTCAAAGATATGTCCGCCCCGACCAAGGAGTTCTACAAGCTGATGATGGAAGGAAAGATCATCCACGGTGGCAATCCG